CGCACAAGCTGGTACTGCAATTACTTTAACTGGAACTGGTAACAATGCACAGACACTTGAGGGTACTCAAGCGACTGCAACTGCAACTATTTCTGGTGGTAAAGTAACTGGAATTACTGTAACGAATGTAGGTTCTGATTATCAGACTTTACCTACAATCACAGTGGCAGCGCCCGCCGGTACTGGAAGTTTAGACTTAACTGATGGTTCTGTAAATATTGTTGCAGATGATGAAATTGTTATCCCATCAGCATTATATGCTGTACTTACAACTGGTGATGCAATGACATATGCACAAGGTGGTTCTGGTAACCATGCAGACTTTACAGACGGTACTGTTTATTTTGCAATCAAATCTGGAACTGCAAACAAGATGAGTCTTGCAACGACTTATGCAAATGCAATCGCTGGAACTAAGATTACAATCAATGCTGTTGCCGCTGGTGGTACTGCACACTCATTTACTGGTGCAACTGCGGCTGCGACTGCTATTCGTGGTTTAGGTGACAGTGGTGATAATGACAGTAGAGAAGTTGCTCATGTAGGTTGGGTTAAGAAAACTGTAGGTACTGGTGGTCGTGCTGGTAGAGTTCACTATGAAACTCTAGTTGCCGCTTCAAGTATTACTGGTGATGCAGAGGATATCGCAACCCCAGATAGTTAATATATATAATATAATGATTTAAAAATGGAGATACATTATGCCTCAATTGACTGAGACTGAAATTAATATTCGTAAGCAAACACTTGAAAGTGACTTACAACAAGTGAAAGATGGTTTGAATAAACTTGATACAGAAAGGTCAAATCTCGTTGCACAACACCATGCTATTAGTGGTGCAATCCAGCAATGCGATTTGTTCCTTTCTGAATTAAAGGTGGTGCCAGAGGATACTGGCAGTAGCATTCCCAAGAAAAAGGGTTAATAGGAGAAAATAAATGGCAGATAAGAAGATTACTGCGTTAACAGATTTAGGTAATGCAATCGCTGGTGAAGATTTACTTCATGTGATTGATGACCCATCTGGTACACCAGTAAACAAAAAGATTAGTGTTGCAAACATCTTCAATAACATTCCAACTTATGTTGCGTTAGATGGTACTGCACAAAATATTACTGGTAGTACAGCAGTAAATACAACTACTTCAATAACAACAATTGACGGTGCATCTTTAAGTTCTAGTGCAACTGGAGCTTTGGCTGCTGGAACAAACGGTCAGATTAAAATCGTTGTTATGTCATCTGCACCGACAAACGCAAGAACTTATACACTCACACCAGCTGCAAGAAACGGTTATGATTCTTTAACCTTTGGTGCAGAGGGTGATGCGGCTATGTTAGTGTTTACAAACAGTGAGTGGACTGTTGTAGGACACAGAGGTAATATCTTTACACCACAAACTCTTACTGGTGCTGGTGCTGTTTCATTAACTCATCCAATGACATTATTGGTCACAACTGGTGCAGATGCTATTACACTTGCTGATGGTGCTGTTGGTCAAATGAAAACTATTGTTATGAAAACAGATGGTGGTAATGCAACAATGACACAAGCTGGTGGTAATCTACTTGCATCTCAAGTTGCAACTTCTATTGTTTGGAATGATGTGGGTGATAGTGCAACATTAGCATACACTGGAAGTGATTGGGTTGTCGTATCATCAAATGGTGTAACAATATCATAAGGAGATAGTTCATGAGCGATAATATTGTATATGGTGCTGGTGGTGTTCCAATGGTAAAACAACCTCAAGAGGTTAAACCAGTGGAAAAGGCTGCTGCTCCTAAAAAAGAAAAGAAACAACCTCTTCAAGAAATCTATGGAGATGATGGTTTTGATGAAGAACATGGAGATAAAGAATGAAGACGTTTTTAGAATACGCATCTGTCAAAGCATCTGATGGTGCTCATATTGACGAAGATGGAAACTTAATGGATTTGTCTGATGATTCTGTTATTGAAAAACTTAATGCATTTGTAGGTTCTATTGGAATTAAAGAATATATTAATCCAGAAGCCGCAGTAAATGAATTAAGAAACAAACTAATGCGAGTTGGAATAAACTTTGGTGATGTACAATTTACTGGAGAAGAAGGAGAGATTTCCTTACCTTTAGTGAAACACGGTGGAGTTTACGGAAAAGATACTGATAGTGCCCCAGAAGAAGTGGTTAACGAAACTGAAAGTGGCAGAAGTATTAATTTTGTATTTGAAAAACTACCAACTGGAACTCACAAGGTATTTGCACAAATCTCTTAAATGTTTGAAAAAATAACGACTGATAATGTATTACTGTTTGCACTAAAACATTATGATAATCCACAATGCGAAGGCGAAAAAGAGTTTTATGATGACATGAAACGATTTAAGTATATCAAACGATTACTTAAAAAGTATAAAGTTGATGGTGTCATTAAAGAACGATTGTTATTGAATCATATTATTATATTAAATAATGTATTCGGGCCTGACGCTGCTTCTACTTTATTATTATTTAAAATAGAACCAGAACATTGGTCACAATTGAAATCATTTCTTGTGTATCTGAATATGTTACCAGAACAAGAATTGAAAGAGATAGATGACGATAAGAAGATTAGTAAGGTTTTAGAGGAACTATAATGGGTAGAGCGATTGATTTATTTGTTACATACAGATTTTTAAAAATCTTAGTTACTCCTTTTGAAAAACAAGAGGCGTACAAACTTGGTATCATTGATAAAGACGGTAATCGTATCGTAGAGCCTGGCACTACAAACAAGGCAACCTATCTTGGCACATCAAAAGAAAAAAACGCATATACAGTTCTCCATAAATTAGTTTTTAATATTAAAAAGATTTTTGCAAAAGTGCCTGGTCTTAGAACAAAACTAGGTACATATGCAGCTGCATTATTTTTATTGAAAGATACTTTTAAAGAAAGTGTTGACCCAGATATGTGGGAAAAAGAATTCATGAAGTATCTAAAAGAAAATAATATTGAATTAGATAATACGATATCAGAAGAAGTTACTTTAGATAATGGTATGTTACCAAAAGGTATCTATAAACTTGTAAACGATATTACATTTGATACAGAAGATGTAGACAGTCCAGATGCACTAGAAGGTGATGAAGTTCAAGTATTTGAACCAGTTGCACCTACGGATACTGTCTTGGGAGTAGAAATATTTCCAGTTATACATATACCAACACAATCAAAAATCTTTGTTAGTGCAGAAGATATAACAGAAGTTGGAATAGAGGATTTGGAACTATGACAAAATTTAGTGACATAATGAAAAAGTTTTACGAAGATGAGATGCTGGGAATTCAACCAATTGTAGTTGATGAAGACGCACCAGCAAACTCAGTTGCGGCTGGTGGGGTAGATATGCCTGCTGATGCTGTGAGTAAAAAGAAACAAAAAGAAATCCAAAAGAAAGCGTATGATGGTCGTACCAGAGAAGCTCGTGCATTTATGAAAAGAATGTTAGAGTTAAAAGCAAAAAGAGAATCAAACTTCAGAAAGTCTGTAAAGGAAAACATGGACAACTTTGGTGA